GGTTGAAAATCATATGGTCTACAGCTGCTTTCAGATACCAGATATTAGCACCTGGCGTCAATGCTTGGCCCAGTTGCAGGCCTGGTTGATGATGTCATTAAGATCGGTCAGGGTATCCCTTTAAACGCAGTAGAGGGTAAGAGCGAACAAACTGGCGGTGACCTTGTTAAACTTGGCCAAGCATTGACGCCAGCTGCCATATCTGGTGTGATCTGATAGTAGAAAATCGCCATATAAACCAAGACCGCCACCTTTAAGCAACGCGCCGAGCCAGAATTTTGCCGCATCTTCACCAGTCATATCGCGTGGATTTCGCCCTGACGCCATATCGTTAAGCTGCTGAGAAAGCGCGCCAAGGATAGTCGTGCTTGCAATAAATGTAGCAATATATGCTGCACGCCCACCAGCAGAAGGCATACCCATAGCACGCGACCAGTGGCGCATGACCACAGAGATCGGGAATGATTTGAACAGGAATACGCTGCGCGTTAATTCCCCTTTCCACGTTCCTCTCTGTATTCCTGAACCAGTAAGCATTTGCTCTCTCGCACCTGGCGTGATCACCGCCATATCAACTTCTTCAGTTACAGCACCAAGCAGTTTTCGCATGGCCTCGAACTTAATTCGCTCAGGTGAACCAAGATGCTGAACAGCAGAATCAGGAATGCGCATGATGCTTTCTGGAGTCAGCATCGTATTGTTTCCTTTTCCCCAGTCCTCCTGCTGAGCAAGTTTCCACACACTCCAGTCTGTTTCTGTGATGCCTTTACTTTTCAGTATGCGGTAATCAGCATCATCTAGACTGCGCAGATCAGGCGTTCTGGTAACAACATCACCCAGGCTACCCATCATAGTTACGCCATAAGCGCGCTTATGGGCATCTGACCATGCAGTAAGGCCACTTGCTCGCATCACTGCGGTTGCCGCCCAGCGGGACACTGACGGCCCCATATTATCCATCGCCCAACGGTTCACGCTGCCGAGAAGCGACTCCATAGCCAGGCCCGCCCGGCGGGCCCGGGCCAACTCAGTGCGATTTGTTGGATCCATCGCTTCGAGCTGGTTGCGGAAAAGTTGGTTCATAGGCAGATTCGTAACCTTAGCTGAAAGGTACATTGTGCCAAGATCTGAGAACGACGCCAGCAGCGCAGAACCAAGACGACTGGCAACCATCCAGTTACGGATATTATCTGACCATCGAGCGATATGTGGATTAGCGATCGGCTGAGTTTTTCCGGAAATAAAGTTATAGAGATTTTCAGTGTTATTTGCCAGGCGCTCTACGCTACCGGTTTTGCTCGGGTTCGCTGTTGCCGTCTCCGATTTTGTCTGGTCCAGAAGTGAACGGAATACATGATCCGGATTGGGCCCGTAAGTTTCCACCAATGCAATATCTTTACTGATTCCTTCCAGGTGGCCAACCATGATTTCCCACAGCGAACGGTCTCCATACTGTTGTTGGTACTCAAGGTATGAATCAGCGTCCTTAAAATGAATCTGGCGCGACGCGTTACCGCGGTTAGCTCGCGCACCTGATATCCGCATTCCTGTATCACTGAGCTTGTTCAGGCCGCCCGTAGCGATAGTGTTATACGCTTCACCAAGGAATGTTGATAACTCAGCTTCGCTCATTAGTTGCCCGTCGGCGCGGGTATAATATTTGCGGTCAAGTTTGCCAATGACATCACTAACCCATTTATCGCGTGATACCTTCCCCACCTTTTCCATCGAGTGATGTTGTGGGATCCCCCAGTTTTCCAGGTATCCGATATCACCGCCAGCGTCATTGAACCGACGGCGCAGAAGTTCGGTTACTTCTCCCCATGCCTTAGCACCTTTTCGCGCTTTGGCATTGCCAGTATTCTGTCCGCGGATTTCGAATATCAGATCACGCACCCCTTTCTCATCTTCAAAAAGGCCAAAGAAACGAGGATCAACAGCTTCAAATGCTTCCTGTAACTGGCTAAGGGCATAGTCACGCGTCGCCTTGGTTCTCGACTCAACAGAAAGAAAATTGGATTTTCCATCAGCGGTAAACGCGATCGTACGATTCAGAGCCCCCAGCTTCCCATCAGCCCCCTGATAGCTATTGATAAACTTATCCAGCCGTTGACGTGCCGCTATGGTCAGTGCAACGCGGCGCTTCTTAAGTGCTGCCTCCTGCTGCAGTTCATCTGCAGCTAACTGCCCGGCACGGCGCAGTCGCTCCGCATCGGTTAGTTGCCGCCACGATGCTGGATCATCACGCGCCAGAGACCGCATGTTACGGTATATGCGATCCTCGATATCCTGTATTTCTCTTGCTGTCAGGGTCCGCTGTGCCGCCTGCTGTACTGCCTGAATACATTCCTGTCTCATTCAATTAACCTCTCAAGAAACATGTCACAGCCACATCGAATAGGCTTGAGTCCTGCATTGCCTGTTCGCTTTCTCTATTGGCCTCGTCAAGCACCTCGCGCGCACTACGAGACTGCGGGTTACCATCGTCATCAAGAACAGTAATCATCATGTCTGGCGATTCGCTTAGAGAATCCTCGGCAATGCGTAAATCCATATCTCCAGCCTGATCGGCCGTCGGTTTCTGCTCTACTTGTCGAAGTAATGTGGCTGTATCAAACGGCGCCACCTCATCAGCGGTTCGAACCTCAGCGGTTTTATAGAATGAAAGCGCCTGGGCATTGAGATCGCTCTCTGCCTGCTGGCGACGAGCCAATTCTGCTCGCGCCTCATAATTAGCGCCGCCAGGCTCATGCGGTGCCAGACTCTCTTTAGCGGTTTGTAGGCGGGTAGATGTTTCGTTTATCTGCTTATCTAAACTGCGTAAGCGTGATTGTTTTTCTGCCCTGGCCTTGGAGAGAGCAGCACCACTTCCTGAAACCTCTTCAGCCACAACAGCATTTCTCTTATCCCTTAACTTTTGCAGCACTCTCTCGCTATTAGCGATCTCGGATTGCAGAGCCTTCCGCTCTCCTCGGCTAATAACTTGTGATGCTTGCTCTTCGAGAATGCGCGTTTCAACTGCTCTGGATGCGCTCCCCTCATCTGCATTAAATAACGCTTCATCAATCGTTTGGGCTATAAGGTTTTTGCGCCCAGGGATATCACTGAAGGATGCTGGCTCTGCGATGTTAGCAACATCTACCGGGCGCCCCTCACTGACATCACGCATAGCTTTCTGCAAAGCCTGGATGTGCGCATCACGGGAAAGCACATTGACTGGTACGCCAGGAGCAACATCAATTTCTGCATGGTGAGAGGCATTAGCCGATAATGCTGCATCTACTTCAATTGGTGAGAATTCCGGGGCGCTCATTGATTCACCACGAGAATTCATGAATCTTCCAATCCCACCGAAAGCGACACCTAAAACGGCATCAATCGCTATAGCCTGCTTGTCAAAAACATCATATTGGCTAGCCATTTCATCATAACCACCAGCCCGCAAAGTTTGTGCCGTCAGTCCTCGCTGGGCCATTCCGAAAGCGATGTTTGTTCCGGCGGCATAGGCAATATCTGGCGCAGCCCTGGCTGCAGTAGCCGCTGCATTTCTGATAGCGCTTTCACCGGTTCTGGCCAGCTGCGCGCCAACACTTTCAGCTAAAGAACCACCAGCGCGCAAGCCTAGACTCATTGGGATAAGTGTGCCGGCGCCAGCAGTGATCCCTTGTATCAAGCCAGCTTCCTGAGCTGTCCCAAAATCTACTCCCTCGGCTTTCAGCCTCTCAAACTCTGAAAACCCCTGAAGTGATGTAACAGCGGCAGCACCACCAGCAGGACCGGCAAGAGCAGTACCTACCACTGCCTGCCCGCCCATATCAAACAGGCCATAAAGAACCTGACCTGCAGTGCCGGTAGTAGCAGCATCTGGCGTAAGGCGCTTTACTTGCTGCTGCGCCAGGCTTCTCTGCTCCGCAATGTAAGCTGCTGAAGTGTCATTGATTGGTGTGTTTTCATTAACAAACTGCGCGATAGGTGACACCAACTTATCCATTCCAGCCCAGAGAAGCTGATCTGGCTTGGCCACCAGACCGGAATAAAGACCAGATACTGCTGCACCAAAAGTATTATCAAAGAAACCAACATCACTGTTAAACCCTGCCGGGTTTGAAACAGCATCATCCAGTTGTTGGTTTTGATTTACCGGGTTCAGGCCGAAGTAACTCATTGCGGAATATCTCCCGAGAAGCGTTGTTTCTGCTGCGTGAGGTCAATGACAACAGGCGTCCCATCACTCTTCAGCAAGTAGCCTGTACCTAGCTTTACAAGGTACTGACTATCGCCATAACTCTGCAGGCCATATTGACCTGGCGGAGCTTTTATACCCGCACCAATCACCTGTGCTTTCCATGCCTGATCTACCTGCTTATCGAATTGGTCAGCTGACATACCCCACGGCAATAAAACGCTTCCCATGCCGTTATAGTCATGCACTCCGCCCGTTGCTACGTTAACAGCCTGCTGCCATACTGTTTTATCGTAATCTCCAGATATAGTTCCTTTTTTTTCCATAACCCCGGCGTAGTAGTCTTTGGCGATGTCATAGGCCATTGATGCACCATTGGCATCACCAGCAAAAGCATCTTTTACAATGCCAGTAAAATCTGGCATCAACTCAGAATCTTTAGGCATTGCAATTCCTTTGGCATCATTGGTTCCCTTTCTTGCTGCCGCACCTGAGAGGATGGTTTGTGCTGCTGTTTCCGGGGAAACATTAACGTCTGAACTGAACCAGCTTTTTTCAGCAACAATACCTCCTGGCTTGTCCATCAAGATCCCTGCTACAGCGGCTGATGGTGCGTTGGTGCTAATTTGTTGCAATGCAGCCATATAGACCTGCCCGCCGCCGGTGCTCTGCCTGATGGTGTCGAGGTATGCAGACTGTTGCGACACTGGGGCATCGCGGAAAAATGTTCCGATTTGGTTGGCCTCTTCTTTGGAAAAGAAAGTAAGAGGAGTGCCATAGCTCTTTGATAAACCAGAAACCTGAGAAGCACGAACAGCTATTGTTTGCCCAAAGTTATTCTGGTTAGTCATGTCTATTGGCTTAGCCTGGCCAGAGGAAAGAGAGAATTGAATAGGATCAGCCTGACGCTGTTTAATCACCTGATTTGCAGCGGCAGCCACGCTGTCATAAAGCGCGGCGCGCGAGGCGTACCCTTCACCAGTCTGTTCCGGCGTCGGCTTCAACTGGTTGACGTATGCCGTGATGCTGTTGGTAGGCATATTGCGGAATGAGCCAATGTACTGACCGGCGATCTGCGTATTTTTGAACTCGGTGTATCGCTGGTTACCTTCTCGCACGCCATACGCCGCCAGAAACTCCTTCTCTCCTGGCGGATCCGGAAACTCTACGCCGCGCATATAAGCGGCCGTAGCATCACGGACCACACCATCAATCTGTGTTCTGTATTCCGCCTGCTGCTGTTTGCGGATCTGGTCTGCCTGTCGTAGGAATGCAGCCTGTGATTCAGGAGACGCAGCATCAAAGGCGGCGTTACCCGTATAGCGTTTGTTACTGGTAGGAAGCTGTGAAAGTCCTAGCGCAGCGCTGACGCCAGTAGAAAGTTGTTCATTGCTATACGGCTGGCTTCCATTCTCATGCTTGATAATGGCGGCGCATAACGCCTGCAGAGTATCAGGGTTTGACGCATCAAGAGGCTGATCGGCCTTTACTCCGAGTTGCGCGCAAACGGATTTGATATAAGCGGCGGTGTCATTGTTATCTGTCGGCGGCGCCCAGCGATTGATAATCTCGCCAACGGTATCAATCCCTTGGCGCTGGTATGACAGCAGGTTACGACCAAGCGCGCGGATCCCATGTTCCGGAGTCTCGAATTTTGCAAACCGGCCATCACTACCAGTTTGGCCTACCCATGGATTTGATGAACTCGCCTCGAGGTTTCCTGGGTTATTGTTGCGGATACCCCTGGTATCGCTGCTATCACCTTTCACATAATACTGATCTTGCTGCTCGTGCAACTTTTCTGCATATGCAGTCGCATCATCAGGATTATCAAATATTCCAAGGTGCTTTCCTGTTTTTTCATATAGCGCGATTGCTTCATCATCTGAAAGTAATTTACCGTCATCACTGACCGTTGGTATCAGGACTTCACCAGCATCTGTGCCTATGGAAATAGTTCTTACCGTGCTGATAGTACCATCTTCGTTTTTTACAGATGGTCGGTTGAATAAGTTAATGTTCCCCTGGGTAATCATTCCTTTTGTAGATGATGGCTCACCACCATAAGGGTTAACAGTAGCCCGCCGTGAACCGGCGACCGTATCGCTCAGCTCACCGTTGCTCTGAATGAATCCGATCGCGTTATTTGCTGACCACTGAGAAAGCGCGCCATCAGCTACCTTCTCTTTGAATTCCACCTTTTTGGCTTGTATCTGCTCAGGGCTCCAGCCGTGTGCGGCGCCGAAACTTTCTATTTGCTGAAACGCCTGCTGATTAGCCAGCACATAGTTGGCGTTATCGCCGTACATTGTCGAAGCGGTTTTGGCACCGGTGGTCAGCGTCGCCTGGAACTGCCCCTCTTCATACGCATTGAGCTGCCCTATCTCATGCCGGCCAGCCTGAGACGTAAACTGAATGCGCTGCTGCTGAGCCTGCTGCATGAATCCCTGGCGCGCTGATTCTGGCAGCGTCATCGCAAGTTCCTGCGCCTTTGCGTCAAATAGTTGGGTGTATTCCTGCCCCTTGCCAAGAGCGTTTTTACCCTGCAAGTTAAGCAGACCATTTTGCGGGTTAGTCATCAGGTCACTGGCGGCTTGCGTCAGTTGCAGTGATGCGTCCTGGGCCATTGCGACATCAGCTCGCTGTTTGGCCTGGCCAAACAAGTCGATCGCCTGAGTGCCAACTGCGCCCAGTGCATCGGTAATGTTTGGCTGATTTACGGCCTGAAATCCCTGGGTGGATACGCCGCGGCTTTCGACCTGGCGGCCGGTGACGGTAGGTACGACTGGCATGAATTATCTCCTTATCGCCCGGTTTTGGTGCCGACGGCCGCAGATATTGGTGCTGCGCTACTTTGCGTGAACGGGCTCCAGGTACCGCCAAATGTCTGGTAAGCGCCAAAGGCTTTAAGCGGTGTAGACAGCAGGGTCATGGTCGCATTTGCCTTTCCAGCAGACCGAGCGGCTTTAGCTTCTGCGTCATAATTAACAGACTGGACCTGATACCCATACGCCTCACGCTGTGCGTTGTTCACGGTAGTAAGCGCATCAAGCGTGCCAAACTGCGCTGTGTCGCCGAAAATATCCAGTGATGTACCAGTGCTTAAATCAGCACCTGTCGCGCCCATCGTGGCAGCCTGGGTTCCCGCCGCCTGTCTATTCCGACGCTGCACCTCTGCCGCCTGAATGTTGCCGCGGTTAACAGCATCCTGCGCTTGGGCTTCAGCAATATCCGCGTTCTGGCTCGCTACCGCTGACTGATATTTTGATTGCTGGTTCTGGTTGTAGGCTGACATCGCACCTATAACTAATGTCGCACCGGCGGCGATCGTTGCTGGTTCACACATTATTTTCTCTCCATGTGGAATCGATGAAACGGCAGGCCTTGCACGCCATACGGCGCCGGGTCTTCCAGGGTAAAACCAAGCCAGTGGAGCCACGCCTTTGCGACGTGGTTTCTGGCATCAACATAGTTTTCAAGATACGGGTAAACCGTCAGCATTGCATTGACCACTTTCCGGCAGCGGCGCAGGAATGTACGCTGATATTTTTCAAGTGAATCAGTGCCAACCAGCCAGGGGATGCCACTTCCACCAATCATAGACGCCGGCGCCACACCAAAGATTGTCACCACCTTGCCATTCACCAGACCTGCACAGCAGAACGTTGATGTTTTAAGTCCGCATTCCAGCACTCGTTTTGCGCTCCAGCCATTGGTTGCAGAAAACTCCTGCAGGTCAGCGGCGCGCACTAACGGGAGAATTTCAGCGATATGTGCAGCCGTGGCCGGGACGATTTGCGCATTAATCATCAGAATCCTCCCACCGTAATACGCGGTATAACAGCCAGAACAGAAAGCGGTAGCGGGTCAGTCTGTCGGATCTTTAAACGTCCGTTCTTTTCCCAAATGCTGTCCAGTTTCACTTCTACTTTCCCGGTAGCGTCTTCAACTGGATCATCGTAAAACTCAAACTCGCGCTGCGGGTATTCATACCACTGACCGCCGGGCGTGGACGCCCATATTCCGCGACTGGCATTTACTACCAACGTTACGGTGCTGATCAGCTGTTTCTTATCCAGCAGTGTTTCCTGGCCATTAATATTGATGTCCAGCGTTTCGAATTGTGCGTTTATCGGCAACCCGATATGCACCACACCGCCAGGCTTTTCGAGCGTTACGGCGCCGCCGGTGACGACTTTCTGCGGCTCTACGCTGGCGTCGGAAAGAATGTTGACGGTCTGCCCTTCCAGATGATCAAGCCCTGAGAAGGTTTGTCTGGCCATTGTCCAGTTTGTGGTTGCGGTATTTTGGAGAACTGCCGGAATATCGCGGTTTGCGGTTATGGTTACTGAATTGCCGCTTTCCACTGAAACAATGTCACAGCGCAACTGCATGGCTACGTCAGTGCCATCAACCGGATCCGTCCCGGTATACGGAAACTGAATCTGTGCGCCGACGTCGCCGGCGGAAAAGTACGAGCCACCGCTCATCGTCAGAGTGTACGGCACCTGATAACTCCAGTTTCCGCTGCCGCCGCTTATCGTTGCTGTTCTGCCTTCAGTGTTGCGGCCATCATAGCTGAGCCCACTATCTACAAAGAAAGCATCAAGGTCGTTAGTAAACTGCCGACTGGACAGCCGCTCGATGTAGCGTACAACCTGCCCGTTAATGGTTCTGTTCACCACAAAGTAAATGGCGTCTTCACTTCCTTCACCGATGCCACATGTGCTTTCATATTTTCCGGCGCTGGATTGCGGAGACCAGGCAAAAACCTGCTGGTCACGCAGATATGTCAGGACCAGTAATTTACCGTCATCACGCACGCAGAACGCGCTGGAGAAAGGCACGATACAGAATGACCAGTCAACAATGCTGCGCTTCTGGAAAAGGTGGTTAGCGAGTATTGTCAGGTCATTACCCTGGAACCCATCAACATCAAACGAATAGGCCAGATCCCTTACAACGCTGCCCTTTTCCTGGATAAACAGCGCGATGTTTGAAACCGCTATCGGCGGCACATCGCTGCTACCATTTGAACCCTGGGAACTCAGAGAGAAAGAGGAAGGAGTAAGCACTTTGTTCTGATCGCCAGTGGCAACAAATTCCCCGCCGGAGGTAAGAACAACCAGCGAGCCCACGTCAATAAGATGGCGGATCTCGTTCACCTGGCGCCCGGCGTAGGTATAAACGATCCGGTCATCATCCTGAACAGGGTTACTTTTTCCGAAGTCTTTATAATCGCCAGTACGGCTTGCCCAGATGGTTTGCGGATAAGCTGAGGAAGCTGCAAAGTACAGCCGCTGCTGGTAATAGACAATTGTCGCTGGATAGCCATTGACGCTGTTCCATGCATACCGCGCCCACTTATAGCTCGCCTTGTCTGAGCCTACGGCGTTTTCAGGGATGCGAGAAATAACGTCAGCAGTAGCAGACAGGCCGTCGCCGGCGACAGCAGTGATCCGCGCGATACCAAATCCACTGTGCAGGTATTCCCACTGCACACCAGTATCATCGGATCCAGTGCCGCCCCATCCATCCCAGGCCATCCCTTCGGTATGCGATGGCCGCAGCGTACCGGTTTTACCAGCCGTGTTCGCCCGGTAGTAATTGCTGTCGGCGCGGCGGATATCATCAATTGCGGTGGTCTTACTGGTTTCCCATACCGGTACTGAGTCAACGGCAGGCTGCTCAAGATAGAATAACTTCCCTACCTGCTCACTGCCGAAAATGGCACTGCTCGCAGTGAGAGTGATCGTGCCGGTCGTGCCGCTGGCATAAACGGTTACTGATTCATCGACGTTAATATCTTCAAACGGGCCATTCTTTGTTTCGACGTCGACAATCTGCCAGTTGTCATGCGCGTACCGGCGTAGTTCTTTTGGCGGGTATGAAGGATGAACAATCGTCATCACGTCTGCACTTTGCGTGAACTTCAGGCCGAAAACGTCACTATCTGCATACGGTGTTGCCAGCTCATAAATCACATCGCCGGTGGTCAGCACAAGGCCGCCATCTTTGATAACGCGCATGTAGTTGTGACCAAACTCCAGCGCATAGGTTTGAACCGTTGAGAACTGGAACGGTATCAGGCGACATTTACGATCAGGGTATTTTGCCGCGGCGATAAACTGCGTGCCAGGGCGGTTCTCTACCCCGCCATACTGGCGCACAATAAAGTTATCGCACTTGCGCAGCGCCACCTGGTACTTGGCCATATCAATGCGGCCGTATAGCGATGGCGCAATCTCCCCGCCGGAGAAACTCGGTTGTATCCAGCTAACGGCCATCAGCACATCCTCGCTTCAGTAAAGGGATCAACAGGCGGTTGCGGCTCCTGCGATTCGTTCATGCTGTGAGAGCTGGCGCTGAGGATGATCCGGCTATACATGCTGAGAGCGTTATTGCCGAGGTCAGCATTGCCAGTGAGAACCATGTTAATAGCCGCGGCCAGACGCCAGGATAGCGCTTCCTGGAAAATTGAATCGAACATGTTTACATCAGTGATGCGCGCCACATATCGCAGCCACGCCTGCGGCAGGTCGGTGTAAATCAGGCGACCGGTGCCGGCGCTGTCGGCGCCGACGGTATACTGCACGCGCATCGCTGCAGTTGGGTACCGGATACCAGGCACAGGGATTTCAATAATTTTCAGGCAGTCCGTTGGGTACGTATACGCGTAATCCCAGTCCAGCGGCGGATTATTAGTGTCAGCAAGCGCTACAGTCTTCGTGGCAAAGTTCCATTCGAAATCGGCCAGGACAGCATCACGAATTGATTCGTAATAAAGTGAGCATTGCCCGGCTTCTTTGCTGGCTTCATTCAGGCTGTTAATGCTGCGGTTATTGCCGATATTGCTCAGCGCGCGGTTGCAGATTTCGATAACTGAGGCCATTACTCGCCCCCTTCACCATATAAAGTTTCAGCCGCGGTCTTCGGTGCTTCACCTGACACTGGTGCAAGTGCCATATCAGTGATCTGCAGATCCGCACTACGGAAAGTGCCATCGTCGCCTTCACGTGCCGAGATGCCTTTAATCACTGCTTTAGCCGTAATCATCACCTCAGTGCCAACATTCTGCGGCTGTGCCTTCAGCTTATTCAGGGTGTCATTGTTCAGAGTGATGCATAGTCCCCACGGATATTCATCGCGAGTCTTCGTTTCACCGCTTTCATCCTGGTAGCTGTCGGTACCGGTTTTGAGATTGACCATTTCCATAGAACGCTCCTACAAGAAAGGGGCCTGAGCCCCTTGGTTTAAACTGAGGCTCAGACGCCTAAATCTTTTCGCTTCTCGGCGATCTTCTCGCGGAGCGTTTCGGGTTTGGTGTTGTGATGCGGCTTCTCGTTAAAGAGCAGTTCATACTCTTCGCGGAGCTTATCCAGAGCATCATCATCGCCATTGCCTTCATCGTTCAGCTGCTCAGGCTGTTTTACTGCATTGACCACTGCAACCTTGCCAGTGGCTTTAGCTTTAGCCGCCTTTGCCGCTTCGTTCAGCGGCTCAAGCGCAGATCCCGGAACGCCGTCATATTCAACCTCAGAGCCTTCCGGCCAGAGGTTGTTATGAATATGAGACAAACGCAGCACGCGGTATTTTGCTTTTTCTGCTGACATCGATATCTCCTTAGCCGGTCACTTTAGAGCGAGTCGGATACGGGGTATTCGCATCAACGTCCAGGTTAATACCGGAGGTGAACGCGCCAGCGGTCAGCGGGCCAGTTCCAACCGTGTAGTTAACACGCAGATAGCGCATCACACCTGCGGGAACCTTCGCGGATACCACACGCTTACCAGCCTTCAGAGCAGCCAGCGCCAGCGCGCCACTGTCATAGATGGTCGTCCAGGTGCTGTTGTCAGGGCTCGTCTGCAACTGCACATTGACGGTGGCGGCGCCAGCAGCGGTGGCAGTGGTGTTAACCAGTGCCCAGAACTCCAGCGGATAACCAACACCGATATCACGGCGGGTGCCGTCGATTGGCCCCAGGTCAATCACGTCGGTAGAAGCAGCAGTGGCAGTAACCGCCTGCGCTTCGGAGAACATCAACAGTTTGTCGAGGATCATCTTTGTTTCTCCATAGAGCCGCCCGGTAACGAGCGGCTGGTTATAGTCAGGGGTTAAACCACGCGGGCTTCGGTTTCCAGCAGCGCATCGGTTTCACGAATCGGAACGCCGCGGAAGCTGGTCCACCATTCGCCTTCTGTCTCTTTGACGCTGATCGCCAGGGAGGATTTCTCCAGAGACTGAAGGTCAAGAGCCTGGGCTACGGTACGGTTCATGTAGAACACCGGGCGGCCCATGCCACGGTTAGGGATGCGGTGCAGCGCTTTCACCATCAGCTTGGAGATATTCGCCGCGGCCGCCGGATCGGAAAGGTCGCTAATATCGATGTTCGCGATGCGCACGACATAGCGCCAGTCACGCAGGCAGAGGCCGTTGTCCCACTTGTAATGGGTGCGGTAGCCTTCATACTGGCCGCCGTTAGCATCTTTCAGGGTTTGCTGGCCTTTATCTTCCATCTGGATCCCGGCTTTCTGCCCTTTCGGGAAGATGCCGTGTACGGTGTTTTCACCCCATACAACCAGCCAGATAGAGGTGTTATCGGTACCGGAACCGCCGGCGTCGATAATGTTCTGTGCGTTAGTTGCCGACAGGTCGGAATAACGCGAAGATAAGCCCATAAATTGCTGTGGGTTAACGCTGGAATCACCGTAGAACAGGGTTTGCGCCATCTGCTGATTCATCGCTTCAATGAATGCGCGATCTTCAGACAGGCGGAATTCAGCAGTATTCCCGTTAAGGTCTGCCAGTGATTTATCGATTTCCGCATAGGTTTCCAGCATGCCAATAGCATCAGTAACCTGAACGGTGGTCGATTTGCTCTGCGGCACGCCGTAGTTCAGCAGGCGCCAGGTTGCAGACGGCAAGCCGGTGCGCACGGTGGTGCGGTGACCGGTAGGCAGGTTGCCTTCAACGATCAGCATGTCCTGCAGGATCGGGTTAGTCTGGGAGAGAAGCTCGATGATTTTATCAACCTTCCCGTTTGGGTCGATGCGCTTACCCCAGTCAGCCAGCGTCAGCGCATTAATGCCTTTAACAGCCATGGTTATATCCTCTCTTATTTGCCATATAGCACTTCGGCCGCACTACGCTGACCGCTTTCTTTACCTGTAACCATGCCGTCTTCCGACATGGCCTTACCTACTTTGATAAACGCCTTCACCAGTTCAGGGTGGTTGCCGAGACCGGTACCGTTCAGGTATTCCTTCAACTCCGGCGTACCGAAGGTATCCAGAGCGCGCTGCGCAACGCCGAGGTTTGCCGTCAACTTGTCGCCACCGATTTCTTTATCGGCCTTCACTGTTGCCGCCCACTCTTCAGTTTGCGCCTGCCATGCTTCCGCCTGGCGCTGCTGGACGCCTGCCAGAATCTTCGGGTATGCATCGACCAACTTCTGCGCCTGCTCATTGGTCAGGTTCAGATCGCGCGCTACCGGTTCGAAATCTTTCAGCGCTTCGGTATCCAACTCAACGCCTTCGCCAGCGGTAAATTCGTATTTCTCCGGTGCACCTTCTTGCTTCTGCTTTTCGTCATCCGGCTTATCAGTTGGCTTATCACCATCAGCGGGCTTGTCTTCCTTAGGATTGTCAACTTCAGTGCCAGTCTGTGGCTTATCGCCTTCTGGTTTAGCCGGTTCAGCAGCAGGAACAGGAGCATCTGTAGCATGTGCTGATGGCTCAGACGCCGCCGGAGCAGCGCCGCCGTCAGCAGGCTGCTCGTTGCAAAGGCGGCGATACATCAAACGTTCGAATAAGTTCATCTAGTGCCTCTTAAGCCATAATCCCCGCGGCCTTCAACTTGGCCAGCAGAGCGTTAAAATCAGTTACCAGGCCAGCCGCATCAGTCGCGGTGGAGTTAGCCTGAGTGGCAGCCATCTTTACGCCACCAATAGCTGAGGTGGTCGCAGCCGAAGGAGGAAACGTGCTTGGCTTGCCAGTAATGTCAGCCCATGCAACTGAATCTCCCGCACCGCTATCCTCCACATCAGCAATGATCGCGTTACCGTCGAGCCGGATAGGTAGAATTCGTTTGATCGTCATTGCGTCTACTCCTTTTCGTTAGCCTCTGCGGCCATCTTCAGATACTGATCAGGGCAATGCACCATGACTCGCTGGAACAGCGACAGCGCATGGTTACGCTTACCTTCGTTAAATGCTGTAACGTATGGGTCTGGGCTGAAGCAGGCTCCGAATACCTGGCCTTCAACCAGGATCTGCCAGACGACGCGGCGGCCTTTCTCGCTATCCATGACAAACTTGATATCGTCGATATCGCGCTGCTCACGCTCGCGCGCCTCTAGTTCACGCTCCGCCCTGAGTTTTTCGTCATCGATATCTGTCATTGCTGACCTCCTGCAGGTGCACCGACGGTGCCAGAGATAGCAGTAAGCACGCTCGGATCTGCGGTCTGCGCTTCACTTAGCGTCTTGGCGCCTTGTGCCGCAGCCATACCCATTGCCATTGCCTGCTGCTGCTTCTGCTGCTGAGCACGTTCTTCGCGAATCTGGTTAACCTGTTCTTGAGGGACAATGACCGTTGGAGATACGCCGGACATTTCAGCGAAAGCGTCAATGGCCTGGTCTGTATCAAGCTTGTCGAGCGCTTCAGGTTTGACCTGAGCAAGCTGGCCAATAAAGCCAACGGTGGATGACAGACTTGATAGCCCGATTGATTTCTGCGCCTGCGCCATGACGGAGATGTATTCAATCTTCAGTGGCATTCCCTGAAGTACATCTGGCGGCGGTGGTAAAAGGTTTTTGCGCGCCATGATGGAGAAGGTGCGATCGATAAGCGGGTTCAGGCATTCATCGTTCAGACGCTCAAGCACAGGGCCCAGCATCAGTAACTTCTCTTCTTTCATCTCGATCACTGCCTCAACCGGCATAGAGCGCGTGTTGATGTTCTGCAGCATCATGAAGAGGTCGACGAAATAGGCGCTGTTAATCATCTGCCGCGTATCCTGAATGTCAGCAAGCAGATCAGCAGTATTCGGGTTTACCAGGTAGGCAGGTTTTAATCCTTCCTGGCCTGTCATCACATCCAGATACGTCACATCACCAGGAAGAAGAGAGACGCGCTGTGATCTGAGTGAAGTTGGACCGATCATCGGCGGGTTAGTCGCCTTGTCGATTAACTGGCTTTTGCGCTTCTGCTCAAGCTGCAGAGCTTTAACCTGACCAAGAGCGATCATGCCAGGGCAGGATGAACCGTAAACGTCCTCGCCGTTAACTTCCCAGCGCGGCGCCATAATCGGAAATTCATCGAAACCAGACTCACGCAGCAGCTTGTCGTTATCTCCGCCGACTTCGAAATAAACGGATTTGACGCGCTTGTTTTTGCTGTCCAGCTTTCCGGTATCGCGGTCGATGTTTGGATATACGGCATGAATCACTTCGATCCACGTTTCATATGATCCGGACTCCCACAGCCCTTTTACGGAGGCGCTGACGTTGCTCATACCGAATTCCATCACCAGTTGACGCACGGTCATGGTGAATTTGCGATAGCAGGTATCGACGCTGCCGCGCGCAGAGTTCGCCAGGTAGTAACTGCCGATTGGGAACATCATGGTGCGGATAACGTCTTCGTCATCCTCCAGAACGGCCATCGCACCAGTGCTGTAAGTGCCAAGGCTGCTGTAGAGCAGTGGCAGAGACTGGTACAGATTCGATTTGTTGTAGACCTCGTTCATCCGGCGCTGGACGGCCTCAAGCCACAGCTTAACCGGGCCATAGTCCATCATGTCCGGATCCGGCGTTGCCAGCTTAAACCAGGGGCGCGCTGGCGAAGTGATGCCTGACATCATGCCGCTTGATAGCGTGCGGTTTGCCAGCGTCGCTGTCGGGTCAACTGTCTTTGTATTACGGCGGTCATTGCGATTGACGTCAGTGACCAAGAATCGTGATCCGCGCGGGTTGATAAAGTCGCTTAGCTCGCGCCAGTGCGGTTCGAACGAAGAGCGATCGTTATTGAGCAAAGCCACCTGCTTCAGCAATTGCTCTTTAATGGTTTCCGCCATATCCCGCGCTCCTGTTACTGACCGAGCAGCGTTTTACCGCTGGTAATGGCGGTGGAGGTGTCACCCTGCGCACTGGTCAGCAGCGTAGAACTACGACCGGCGGCTGCGCGGCGGCGGCGGGTTTCTTCATCGCGGGAATCGACCACAGCCTGATCCTGTTCCTGCGGCGCCGCCTGAACTTCTGGTGCTGCAGGTACTGATGGCTTGCTGCCAATGCACATATCGATACTCCATACGCGTTTAAATTATTACCACTTTAACCACATATGAATTATTTCGCGTAGTATATTGACTTTATTGGTTGCAATTATTACCTTTAAGGTAACAGCGATGCTGTTGATTCACGGCATATGGCACATGTGTCGTTAGCGGTCCGGCGGGGTTCCTTGGTCTCTTTACCCCCGAGCGGGTAGCCGGAATGTGCAAGCCATCGTTTAGGCACGAAGTTGCAACTCACCATTGTGGCGGTTCGGTGTGACACCTCGGAAGAGACGAGGATGCAACAGGTAAGAGCATTTCAGACACCACCTTATGCATTCCACTTGAATGAGTGCACATGGCAGGAATGCTCTTTCCGTTGTGGTGAATGCGCAGGCTGATGCGCTAACTTATCAGCTAGATGGTGAGGTAATGGCTCACCATGGCGACGACGGGTAATCCATTTACAAGCCGGAGATCAGCACCGGCCACCACAACCCAATCACACCTCAGGACCGTGATACCCGTAGTTCCAGTGCAAGTTTGGCGGTGGCAGTTATTCCCTTTCTGACCACCGCCCTTTTTACAGCAGGACGCCATCACGATGACTTCATGCTGTAAACCCTGTGACACCCAGCCAAGGAAGGCACCCTTCATTGCTTCCATTTCGCCCGGTTCGCCGGGCATTTTTTTAAGGTGATAATCATGAAAGAGATTGAAGAGCTTAGCCAGCCACGCGGCGAGATGATCGAATACCTGAAACAAGCTATCGGAGAAGGATATCAGCCTGAGCATGAAGATGCGGTATCTGACCTATCAGTGATTGATGGACTGAATGATGGCGATCTAAATCGTGAGTTTGGTAAGTGTTGGCAGTGGTACAACATGGGCGGCGGAATAAATGAAACATTCGAGAATGGACTTTCAAAATCAGATGCAGATTACCGCAGTGAGCACTTATACAACATGAAGTTACAATGCCTGCATGCGGCGCTTATTCAGAGTGGACTATTTGATAAACCCAATGCGGTAAATATCGCGGAAGCTATTAACGCTGGCTTTAATGCCATCAAGTAATTCCGTGACATGTCACAATCAGCCCGCCGATGCGCGGGCTTTTTTACGCCCACGGATCGTAGTCAGTGATGGCCTTACCCTGCTGCTGTCGCGGGTCATTCAGTTTCTTCGCGACAGGGAATGCGAACGTCAGCAGTAGCGCGTCACCTTTTCCTGGTGACCGGCCAAGACGCTCTTTGATATCTTCCTTCGGCTCCATGACGATCTTACCGTCCACCCTCACCTTGTACTCTGCCGCCGACAGGTCATCAGCCGTCTCCTGGTCATCCAGCGCGCCGCCGAGTTTAAGCCACGTCTTACAGGCGTTGAACATCTCGCCTCGCTTGTTGAGCATCTGCGGGTCGGTGGAACCACCGCCGAACGGGATCAGTTGCCACGTCCTGCCCCAGCCGTCACCGATGGACTTCAGCCCGGTGCCGTAGCCGAAGTCGATAAATACGGCGTCAGCTTTGTATTCGTCCTCAAAGTCAGCGATACGCTTCGCCATAATCAAATCGTCGGTGGTCTTATTGCCGGTCCAGAGTACTTTGCTGTGCAGCCCCTGCCGCAGGTATATCACCGCGTCATCCACGCCGGAATAAGCCGGATCTACGCCGATAATCACCGGTGCATGCGTCACCTGCGCCGCGGTGACGACTCGCTTCATGGCCTCGTCGGTCAAGCCTGTAGGGATAAACTGCAGCTCTGACGCGTCAGGGAAGATCCCGCGTACGCGCACCTTCACAAAGTCACTATCTTCGCCGTAGTCATCCACCCACTTCTGCAACTGCTGTTTGTTGGTGCCTTCCACGGTGCGGGAATCAATCTGCGCGCACTTCCAGCGGTGCTTGTATTTGCGGAAGCATTCACGGAAACGCCCGGTATTGCGCGTCGGGTTACCGAACGCCACCCAGATAATTTCGGTATCTTCGTCCGTCAGCGCACCCTCGGCAACCTCCCAAACCAGATCGGCAATGTTGGATGCTTCGTCGAATACGACGATGATACGCTTGCGCTCGTTGTGCAGGCCGGCGAACGCTTCCGTGTTGTGCTCAGACCATGGGATTGCGTCAGCGCGCCAGCGTTTGTCGTGGCCGGGATCGTTGCTGTACATCGCCGTGGCGGTGCAGATAAACCAGTCTTTGTTAATGGCAAGGTTCGACCATTTAATGATTTCCGGCCAGGTCTTCGTGCGCAGCTGGTTGTCGGTGTTGGCGGTCACCACCACCTTGCAATCCTCGCAGGTGGACATTCCCCAGTTAATCAGCATCGAGATGAAAGCGGATTTACCGATACCGTGACCGGAGGCCCGGGCAATCATCAGCGGCTGATGACGTGTTGCCGGGTTCTGCAGGTGCTCGCCTATCTCGCGGAATGCATCAGCCTGCCACTGTCGCGGCCCGGTGGCGTGCGCCAGCTCTGTGCCATCCTCACCCCACGGGAACGCATAAAGCGCATACCCCAGCGGGTCGTGAGTGAAGCTGGCGATATCGTCGATCAGTTGTTCTTCCGGGGATAGCACGGCATTGGTCACTGGTCACCGCCATTGTGCTCTTTCAGGCGCTTGCGCGCGGCGGCCATGCGGTCGGCGATAGTGACATTCACGTTAACTTCCATGCGCTCTTTGAACGCCATCACATCGACGTGCTTACCGATTAGCTCGAGGTTCTTCACCTTATCGGGCCATTTGATTTTCTTGAGGATGGTCTCGATCGTGGTCTCATCCATGTTCATGATGGTTGACGACAGGTCAAAGCCACTTAGTGTGGTGCGCCATATCTTCGGCCACTCGCGGATAGGCTTCAGCCCGCCGTCATCATTCAAGATATCAAGCACATCCATCTGGTCGATTTCCACCAGGCGTAGCAGGACATAATCGGCACTGACGCGCAGGCGCTTGTTGCGGTCTTCCATCAGCTCAGCAATTCGTTTCTGAATACGCGCATCGCGCATGTTCTGGCTGGCGAACTTTCCCGCTGTATTTGGTGAGTATCCGGCGTTAATTGCCGCCTGAGTCTGGTTCTCAGGGCATTTCACATACTCCTGGCAATAGGCCTCCTGCTGGACTGTCAGCGGCTTAAACTGCGTTGATTTTCGTTTTGGGTCCTTTGGCATGGTAACACTCCGGGTAATTATTACCGCTATGGTAATACTATCATGCCAGCAAGGATGTTACATGATCGGAATATCATCTTCTCTCTGCCAGTCGGCGCGATTAACCAGGAACGTCAGCACCCCTTTCACGTCGACATCATCAAGCGCATCGCCTTCAATCGCTTCGCCGTCATCGGTGATGATTGCCTTCCCGCGAACCACTGCAAACTGCAGGATGCCGCACAGGGATATCAGGATGTTACTCCCCTGCTTTGGCCTGATGGCGGTATTGATAACGGCGTATCCGGCGCTGGTTTCGATAACCCGGCAATTGCCGTCAATGTGGCACAGGATATTGGGGGATAGAGTTCGCTCGACGTAGTCTTTGGCTGGAGATGGAAAGCCCATGATGACCTCACATAAAAATACTGTATATTTAAACAGTAATTCTATGTGAGGATTTAGTCAATCTGTCGTGACATGTCACAGAGGCAATTTTGTTTCGTGCCAGCCAAGCGTAGCCCAGCACGCAGAATCGCCAGCGCACGGGCATGATGCCACCGGCAGAGCATCACCACACTTACCGCAGCGGCGCTTGCTGATTGACTTTATACGGCCGCGTACCCGCGCATCATCCTGGCGGATAAGCAACGCGATGTACTCGGCCATCTCATAGGGATCACGACCAGGGCGCCGGGCGGAACAATTGCGCGCCAGCATTTCCTGCTCCTGCTCATCCAGCACCAGTTCAATTTTGCGCTCGCCGGCGGCGGACTGCCGCGCGCGCTGCGCGGCTTTGCGTTCTGCTGGGGATTTAGGCATAACCTCACCTACCGCTCAACGTCAGGAAGTACTGCTTTAACGGCTTCGTGGACCTCTTTCATTGAACGATCAAACCAGTTTACCGCGTTTACATAACCGTCGAACTTTGCGCCTTTGGCATTAATTTTTGCTACCGTGATATCTCTGGCTGCGTTAATCATCGCCACGGCTACAGCTTCAGGGATTTGGTTACTCACCTTTCACCTCCTGCGGGGCGGCTGGCAATTCCATCCAGTGGGTTACCAGCACGTGCTCTATGCAGCATGCTGATGGCGCATCAAGCCTGTCGAAAAACAACCCTGAGTGCTTATCGAAGAATGATACAAAGCGATGGCCCATCCTGTTTATGGTGAGCACCTCCTGCTCATCTTCCGGCATCCGCTCGCTTACCGGAATCCATGTATCCGGTACTGCTGCGGGTTCGCTGCCGGGTAACTGCGGGGCGGCTGCGAGCATGGACTCAGTTTCCGCAATCAGGTTGTGAGGCAGTTGGCTACCTGCATTTTGCATACCGCGGCCAAATGCCAGCCAGCGACGAAGCATGGACGCCGAACCATCCGGAATTGCCGGGGAGTTACTATCACCTTCACCGGCTAAAAGCCTGTGCAAAATGCAATAGACATCATCTCCGTGCGCCTCACTATGCTCAGAAAACCTTTGGTCTATGTGGCGAACCCAATCTTGAGCGTGCCCATAATTTCTTTCTCTATAGTCATCAAGCATGCACTGCAGGAGCCTGAGACCTTCTACCAAATTATCATCAATGACGCCTGGCAACTTGCTAGTTGTCGTTACAGGTTCAGCCTGGAGGATGGCGGCGCGGACAGCCCGCGCAATGCGTTCTCTCAGTTGCTGGGCCCCATGATATTCGATCGCGATATCGCGCAACTGATTGACCAGCTCACGGATTTCATGGTCTTTCATGGCTTTCCTCCATTGAGCATGTCGGCGCGGCGGTTTACCACCTCGATTAATGCCTCTTCGGCATCACACAGGCAATCAGCAATGCCGCGACGGTCGCCGTCGAATTCATCCAGGTCGAGGCGTATACGAGCAACCTTCTGCAATGCGTCCAGCACATCATCAGGCACTACCGGCGCTGGCTGCGCGTGGCGATAGAGCGGAATTCGCCTGTGGGCCGGGACTCGGTCGCCATCGGAAATTTGATACCAGTTCAGTGGTCCATCCTCGTAGAATTCACCAACCGGCTCGCTGTCCATTGCGGCCAGCGCAATACGGAAAACCTTAGCTGTCAGGCTGTCTGCTGACTGTTTATCGTGCGCCTGGTCAGTCAGGAACCCTGTGATGAACGCCCTAAGCTCGGCCTGCTCTCTGGTTATGGTGGATTTGGTCATGGGCTATTCCTCCACGCTTATATCTACGGAAACTTTCATCTTCCCCGCGGTGACCTCAAAGCCAGTGACATCCGCATTTATCATGTATTCCGATATAACCAGGGCGAGTAGCTTTAGTTTTGCGTCACTGTTGTTGCCGTTCAGTTCTTCCAGCAGCTCGATAACCGGCTCCATGTGTTCACCCATTTTCATCACTCATCTCCCACCTTGATGCCAGCGCCGGTAAGACGCTTCTCGACCTCGGTCAGGCAGCAATTCCAGGTATGCGCGGCAAACGGAACATTCGAGCTATCAACTCGTGGAGGAAGCTTCACGGTGACGGTGCGGGACTCCAACGACGACAAAAGCGCTTTAATTTCTCCTTGCTGAAATGCAATCGTCTCCTGCGCCTTCTCCAGCGCCTCTACCAGCGCGTCAACGTAGCCAGCGGCACGGAGGGCAAACTCCGTGATCGATAACTCAGCGTCAGTTTCTTTCCCGTAGCTTTCACACTCCGACACAACGGCAAAATAGTCAGAATCAATTTCGTTATCTGCCAGGTGGCGTAGCAGGTCTGCTGTCTGCTGCCCGTTTGCAATCAGCAGTTCGTTCCGCTGCGCCAGTTCGGTGATATCAGTCATCGCTGTTCTCCACTCCATAATCCGCAAAATACCCTGACGACATTTTGATGAATCTGTCCTCGGTTACCGTATAGGCCTTCCTGCCTTTCCTTTCTTTCCCTTCCGGGTCAACAAGATGGCAGGCATAGATGATCCGGCGCTGCCACTTTCCAGGCATTTCAGCGACAGACAGAACCTCAAGGATTCTTTTCCCTTCTGCATCAGCTGTGTAAACGGTCTGGTCACCATAACCGCAATCAGCTGGCTCAAATGTCTTTCGGCAACCACCAATCCACCTTTCATCGGTGAATACATTTCCGTCCCATTGCTGATGGTCAGTGCATACGAAAATGAATGGGTAAACCGTTTCGAACCGGTCACCGGCGCGAATATCCAGCGTCTTACTCATGCTGCACGCTCCGCCTTCTGCTTGTTGTATACGGCCCAGCTAAGGGCATCGAGTTTGCGCTGACCGGCTTTGTCGAAGAGGTGAATGCCGTTTTTGCAGGCATGCTCGGCCTTCACTTGCTCTTCCAGTTGAGCCAGTTGCTCATAGGTGAGCGTTGCCAGTTTCAGGCGGTTCCAGCCGAAATTAGGGATGCGATTGCTCATTTGTCGTCCCCCTCGCGCAGCGAATCAGCCACAGAAACACAAATCTCGGCACCTCTAATTAGTCCAGGAACAACATCGTTGGGCCCTACTTCATCTTCCACAAATTTGATTAGAGCGTTTCTAATGATGTCCACCCCATCAGCCTTAATCCCGGCTACGATGCGATGAGGAATTGACATTTGCCATTGCAAGCTTTCTGCCGCCAGCTGCTTCACCCAGTCCTGCAGGTCTACGCAAGCCGGGCAACCTGAAAGCTCGCGGCATTTCTCGATAGTTAACAGTGCTGCTGTGAGTTCGTTATTCATGCTGCCACCCATTCGTTAACAAGCCAGATACCAAAAGCCGAAAGCACAACAACTGCGATCAGCACCAGAAAGTTCAACGCCAGCGCATACAACCGTAAAGTGCGCCCGCTATGATTCATAAAGTCCATCATTACCCCCGATTACCCACATAACCTATTGATTCATTTGAAATCCATGAAGATCGTAAATTCAGAACTCTTCGACCTTCCACCCGCCGCCGGCTTTGGCTGGTAGCTTCGTTACCCCGATGATCCGGAACGGATACTGTTCAGCGGCGACTTTGGTTTTCACCCTGGCGTCATCGGTCCAGTAGCCCTTCACTTCGTGCAATTCCATTTGCCCACCGGCAAGCATCACTGCGAAGTCAGGCGTGTAGAACGTGTTGTCAGCCAGTCGCAGCTTGATACCTTCAAACCGATACCAGGCGATTTCCCCGTAGCGCTTACGCAGTTCAAGCTGTTGCGCGTAGGCGGTTTCGGTTTTGTTCATCTGGCCAGACTTGAGCCTTCCGAGAGCCTGAAGTTGTTTCTTCATGATTTACCTCTTGGGTAATTTAAATCCATATACGGATTATATTCAATAGCTATGCGCATTTATTTTTACCTTTCAGGTAACAATTCGGGCGTAAAAAAATGCGCTACCGCGCTTTCGTGTTACCTGATGAGTCCTGCCGCTTTCCCTCGCCTGTATTCCTCCATCAGCCATTGTGCCGGTGTCATTCCCCCCAGGGTGGCGGCATTCGGCATGCATCCGAAGCTTTTACCGGGTGGGTGGTAAGCATTACCGCCTGTATCAACTGGTGTTTGAATTGGCTCTGGCTTCGCCTGAATGCTCAGAATCGGATCGGGTATCTGATGACCTGCAGCTACCTTCGACGCCCACTCATCCAGGAGTTTGCGCGCATGCTTCTCGACCTCAATCTCGCTCAGCTGCCGCTGGTACATCGCACGCCAAGGAGAAAAGTCTCCAGCCTGGTGGCCCTGAACAATTCCCCTGGCGCCATCCTGTCATGTACTGGATAGTTTGTGATACCCGGCGTGCGATGTACCAGCGGCAGCTGAGCGAGATTGAGGTCGAGAAGCATGCGCGCAAACTCCTGGATGAGTGGGCG